ATGTTGAGCATGATGTCCAGGAGAACAAAAAGAAGCCCGGACAGACTATCACCTTCGCCCGTCTGGCCGATAAGCGGCCCTCTGACGGCTGGGAAGAGGGGGAGGCCCCTGCACCCGCCGCTTCCTCGAAAGCCGCTCCTGCGCCCTCTCAGGCGGCGAAGAAGCCCTCTATGGACTTAGCAGCTCTCTTAGGGTAAACCGGCGTGAGGGAGAGCGGTAATTCTTATCCTCTCCCTCTCCAATGGTTTGTTGAAAAACTTGCGGAAAATGAGGATAAGATACAATGGCTGACAATGTAAATCACCCCGCTCACTACGAAACCGGAAGGTTTGAGTGTATCGAGGTCATGATTGAAACCCAGGGTGTTCAGGCCACTATGGACTTCTGCGTGTGTAACGCATTGAAGTACATTTACCGTCACCGCAAGAAGAACGGCATGGAGGATATTCAGAAAGCAATCTGGTATCTGAACAAGGCCGTAGAGTTGGGTAAAGAAGGAGAAACCTGAAATGAAGCAGATTAAGACCGTTTCTATCCGTCTTGATAACGCTCCTACTTTTGACGATAGAGTTAATTTCTATTTGCAAGAGGGTTGGATATTGAAAAACAGGAAAGTGATCGTTCCTCATGCTCAGGGTTCCAATCAATACACCCACATCATGCTATATGCCGAACTGGAAAAGGAGATCACCAATGACGCTGAATGAGTATCAGAAAGCGGCTGACCGCACTTCCGGCAAACTGAGTCCGTTTGCCAAAATCCGAAACGGTTGCTATGGAATGTGCGGAGAAGCCGGTGAGTGCATTGACATTCTGAAAAAGGTCGAGTTCCAGGGCCACGCTTTTGACCCTAACAAGCTGTTGGACGAGCTGGGAGATGTTCTCTGGTATGTGGCTCAAACGGCAACCGGCCTGGGAGTTCACTTGGAAGATGTTGCTCAACACAATGTCGATAAGCTGAAATCCCGTTACCCGGATGGGTTTGATTCTGAGAGAAGTGTCCACCGCCCGGAATACGAAAGAGGTGCCTGTCATGACTGAGAGAGATCGCCGGTCTGAATTTCTGGACTTCATGCGTATGCCGGACGGAAGCCCTCTGACTACGATTGATGTTCTGGACTATCTCACCAGCAAGGGTTTCTTTTCCGCTCCTGCTTCGACCAAATACCACGGTAATTACGAGGGCGGTTTATTTGACCATTCTTTGTCTGTGGCGAAACATCTGGTCGGCCTAACTGAGAGATTGCAGTTGAAATGGAAGGACTGCCGTTCTCCCTATCTGGTGGGTATCTTTCACGACCTCTGCAAAATCGACCAGTATCGGCACCCGCTCTTAGAAACGATTTATGTCGGTGATGAGAAGCAGCTTATCTTCGATAAAACCTCCTGGGAATACGACCCGAACACGCTTCTCAAAGGCCACGGAGAGAAGTCGGTTATGCTCCTGAGCCAGTTCTACAAGCTGACTGAGGAAGAGATTTTATGTATCAGGTATCACATGGGAGCCTTTACCGACAAGTCCGAGTGGAACGATTACACCAGAGCCGTCAACCTCTATCCTAATGTCCTGTGGACGCACCAAGCGGATATGCTGGCGAGTCATGTGGAAGGAGTCTGAATATGTACCAACCTACCGTTGTTTTCGACTTCGATGGAGTCATTCATTCCTACAAAAGCGGCTGGAAGGGGAACACAATCATTCCTGACCCTCCGGTGGACGGAATCAAGACAGTCATCGAAGACTTGCAGGAAAGAGGTTACAGAGTCGTTATTGTTTCCTCTCGTTGCAATACCCCTGATGGAATTGACGCAATCAGGAATTGGCTCAAACACTACGGTTTCCCCTGGCTGGAAGTTATGGCCGAGAAGCCCCCTGCCTGGGTTTATGTCGATGACAGAGCAATTTGTTTCGATGGGGATTGTAATACCCTTTACGACAAAATCTCCAACTTCCGGCCCTGGTATAAGAAAGGAGTCTGAGCATGAAGATTATTAAGCCCCGTGTGGAGATGGTGAACGCTCCTACTTACAGCAATCTTCTCTCTCTGATTGAACAGGCAGGGCGCACTTGCTATAAGTCCGAGAGCAAAATCACCGATGACAGCGCAGAGAAATTTGTCCGCAACATTTTGAAGAGAGGTCATGAAGCCGTCATTGAACATGGTTCTGTAACTCTTCGGATTATCTGTGACCGTGGTGTGAGCCACGAAATCGTGCGCCACCGCATGGCTTCCTACTGCCAGGAATCCACCCGATACTGCAACTATGGCAAAGATGACTTCGGTTCGGAAATCACAGTCATCCAGCCCCGTTTCGTGAAAGTGGGCACCGATGGTTGGGAACTGTGGCGTGACGCTTGCGCCATGGCAGAGCGGTTTTATTTTGACTTACTGGACTACGGTTGCACCCCGCAAGAAGCCCGTTCTGTTCTGCCCAACAGCTTGAAGACCGAAGTGGTTATGACGGCCAATATGCGAGAGTGGCGACACTTCATCAAGCTCCGCACCAGTCCCGCAGCACACCCGGACATGAGAGTGGTTGCCGAAATGGTCTATCACACGCTTCTGGCAGCGTACCCGGTTTTCTTCGAGGACATTGAGGTGGAGTGACTATGTATGTGAAGAAAGCCGGTGGAAAGGTCTACGGGGCCACATTCACGGCGGCTGAGAAAAAGGCTATGGAAATGGAAATCAGCCGTCAGATCATCGAAGCGGATAAACGGTACACCGATGACATTGACGCAATGGTTCTCTACACACTCATGGTTCACCTGGGCTTCGGCCCGAAACGCTTGCGCCGGTTCTATGAAGCCTTTTCTGCCGAGCATGACCGGCTCATTCAGCACTACGAAATGCCGGACGATTACACTTGGCTCTGCAAAGAGAAATTGAAAGAAATCGGCGTAGATGTGGAAGCGTGGAACAAAGAAAGGGGAAGTCTGCATGACATTCGTGAACAATAACGGGAAAGTCCCGTATATCATGGTCGCCGGTTCCGACCATGTTTCCGGTGAAATGCCGGTCGAGGAAGCGAAGAAGCTCTATGAAACGGGAGAGCGCAGGGCCAGCAACCGTTTTCCCGGCTATCCGGTCTGTGTGAACGGCAAGTATTATCTTGCCATTGAAAAGCCCAAGACCACCCGCAAGAGGTCTTCTGCCAATGCGTAATTTGTGCATGGCTCTGGCAATCTCTCTCCTGTTGACTTCCTGCGTACAGGCACCGGAGTTTACTTTGCCAGAGCCTACCACGGAAACCCCGGTTGTAGAAGTTGCGCCGGAACCGACTCCGACTCCCTCTCTCCCATTGTGGAGCGAAGAAGAAGCCGTGGCCCTGGCTCAAATGCTATGGGGAGAAGCGAGAGGAGTTCCCTCAGATACCGAAAAAGCGGCCTGTGTGTGGTGCGTTCTAAACCGGTGCGACTTATACGGAAAAGGTATCATCAAAGTTGTAAGCGCACCTTACCAGTTTGTAGGTTATTCACCGGACAATCCGGTTGACGAAGAATTGAAAGCCTTATGTGAAGATGTTCTGGCCCGTTATTTTGCGGAACAGGCGGGAGATACCGATGTAGGTAGAGTATTGCCCTCTGATTATATTTTCTTTTCAGGCGATGGGAAACGGAACCATTTCCGAAATGCGTATGAAGGTGGGCAGACTTGGGATTGGAGTCTACCGTCACCTTATGAAAGCTGAGGTAATCCCATGAAATATGAAAATCTCCCACCAGAATTGAAACAGGAACAGGCATGGGTGAATGTCTGGAACAATTCAAAAATTCCCATGCAGTCTACCCTACGCAAGGCAGCGTCTTCCGTTCTTCCCGATACATGGTCTTCCTTTGAAGCTGCTGAGAAAGCGGTTCTCAGCGGAGCCTATGACGGCCTGGGTTATGTGTTTCATGACACCGGTATCGTAGGGATAGACATTGACGCCGGTTTTGATGACGGTTTTCTGAGTGCCCTTGCGATTGACATTGTAGGCCATTGCCAGTCCTATACGGAGAAGAGCCGGAGCGGTCGTGGCGTTCATATTCTCCTGCGAGGTTCCCTCCCATTTAAGGGCCGGAATAATCGAAACGGTGTGGAGATTTACCGGAGCAGCCGGTATTTCATTATGACCGGGAATGTGCTGATTTATTCTCAGGTCATCGAAAATCAGGAAGCGATTGATTATGTCGTTTCAAAATACTTCCCGGAAGCCACGAAAGAAAATACCGGCGGCTCTGCCCCTCAGCGGATTTATTCTCCCATTTATCAGAAACCCATCAACGGGAAGATCGCCTTGAAGCCTGAATATCCTCCCATTACGCCCGGCAGTCGAAACCTGAGCCTGACTTCCCTGGCGGGACAAATGCACAACCAGGGCTATTCCAAGGCTGAAATCTATAAAGAATTGCTTTACGCAAACTCTGTGGCTT